GGCAACGAAGGCGGCAAAAAGGATCCTGTTCCCGCGGTATATGTTGAGCACATAACCGGTGATGATGTAGATACCTGTCATGCCGAATTGCCAGAAGAGCTGCAGCCAGTCGTTATGCAGGTGCCACTGCTTCCCCCAGGAGATCCCTGGGCCGTGGCCGATCAGCAGGTGGACCGTATCGAGGCGGTAATTGCGCAGGGCTTCCATCCAGAATTGATACCGGTCGGAAACAAAAACAGATCCATCCACCCAGATAAAAACCGCTCCCACGATCAGAACCGGAATAATGAGGACCCATAGTGCTCCAAAATAAACGATCGCGCCGGCGACGGCTGAAGCAACGGCAGTACTCGTTGCTGATAAAAGCAGATGAATAACGATGAAGGGAATAAAGCAGCGCCAGTTTATTCTAAAAGAAATCATCCAGCCCGTCTTCAGGCCTGGGATCCGGCGCAGAGGCGGGATGATGATGGCATAGCGACGGTCCCGGAAAAAAAACGACAGACTGATGGCCAGGTAGGCGCTAAAGAAGTTCACATTTACCAGGGTTCCGACGGCGGCCGGCACGGGGTTCGTGACGTGGATCCCGATCCAGTTGAGGAATTCGAAATAAGGCCAATAGTTGAAAATCTGGGGCAGGCCGTGGATGATTTGCACGACGGCGCCGATGCAGATGGCATCGTAGTAATTCTCGATCTTGGAGCGGCTGTTGGCAATCGCGTTGTAAAAAAGAAATCCGAAAAATATATAGACGCAATGCTCGAAGATGGTGATCCAGCCATGGCGGAACACGACGATTCCGAACGGTTTGAAGAGGATCAGAAATTCAAGAAAGCAGATCCAGAAGGCCACGTACCAGCCGAAGGCTTTCACCCAGACATTACGGGCCTGGGCGCCGGCAACGATAAAGGCGAAAATCATGAAGGCGGCGATATGGCCGTCGCTCGCTTTCAGCGTCCCGCTTGCGAAGCCGGGCGGAACAAGGAAGAAAAACATCGGCAACAAAATATAGCCAGCCTGGATGATCCGGTCTGTCATGAATTCCCTCATTCGCTGGTCATGAAGAGCAATATCCGTCCTCGCTTTTCGCCCGAGGGATTTGTCACCTGCACAGTCAGTTCCGATCCGACGTAGATAGGCGTCGATGGTGCATAAACCTCGGCCGCGGTTCCGCTCCGGTTGGCCAGGTTCCCTCCGGCAATGTCGTATCCATAGGCGTCCGTGATTACGATGTCGTAATTCGTTTCAGGAAGGGATGTGGATAGGTTCCCGTTTGTGCCTGGAGCCGTCTCAATTTTGCGAACGAAACCGCTAATAGTGGTCAGCGACGGACTGAAGGCCGCCTTGCCGTTCGTATAAAGGGACGCGATATCGCCGTCCGCGGATCCTGACGGTGACGTGCTCGAAACCCAGTCCACTGTGATAATGTTCTTTTTATCCTGGGCGCCGCCGCTGATGACACGCGGGTTCGTCATGGTGACTGTGACGGTGCCTGCGGCAAAGACCGTCGAGGCCAGGAAGATAAACAGGATGGTGAAAGCGATCGCCTTTTTCATTTTTCACCTCGAAAGAAACCGGGGAACGCGGGCGCCTACACCGCGCCCCCGGTTATTATTATGCATCTGTCCGTCAGTTCGTGTCAGACCATCCGGTCCCGTAATACTTTTCGACGAACCATTCAGAAGGCTGCGTCGCCGTGATGGTGATGGTATTACCTACAGTCGCACTCGTAATTGAATTGCCGTTTGCATCTGTCAGCCCCATGATGCGGCTGGCGGAGCTCGCCGGCTTGATCTTCACACTCTCCTCGGTTGAAACAACAAAAGTATAGGTCAACCCTTCGACGGCCACGGGCAAATCAAACGTGACTTGTCCGGTGGCGCCGTAATTCGAGAAGATCTGGCCACTATCTTTCACCTCAACGCTTTTGTCCGTAGCCGACACGGTCACGTCGCGCTTGAACTGCTTGACCTGGCCCTGGACAGTCACGCTACCTTTGAAAAGACCGTTCCAGAAGTAACTGTCGAACCAGTCGGCGGCTGCCGCAGGTACCGAGAATGCAATCACGAGGACCGCCGCCAGAAGGACTCTCAGCAAGGATTTCTTCATTTCATTCACCTCCTTTGTGTGAATCCTTCCGGTTATTCGATCGCGCTGCTGATGAGATAGCCGACGTCGCTGCAGACGATTTTCTCGTCGAAGGACGTTTCCACCTCGATCATCTCTCCGCCGCCTCCCCGGGACTCGTCCCGCCAGGTGCGGACCTTGAATCCGATGTCCGTGGCCATTTGCTTCCACTGGAACGTCTTGCCCCAGCAGACGCCTTCGAGCTGCGGATCCGGATCGACGTAGCCAACGAAAATGTATTTCCCCCAGACGAAGGCTTTGGTGAAGGTCTGGCCCTTGTTGGCAGAGTTGTACTTGGTCTTGCCGATGATAATCCGGTCCACCTCGAAGATCTCGGCCATGACCTGGGCATTGACCGTCGCCGGCTGACCAGTGGTAGATCCGCCGGTGACTTTACTTAAGAGCTGCGGATGCCGTTTGAGCTTGTTATAGACCTGCTGGCCCATGACGATGATGTTCGGATCGACCATGCAGGCATCCTTGGCCGTGTCGATGACGCCGATCGGATCGGATGTCGCGTAATTGCTCAGAATGTCGTCTCCGGTTAGCGTCACCTTGTAACCGCTGGCGAAATTCCCGGCTGTAAAAACTGCCGCGGCGACGCGGATCTCTCTCCGAAGAAGGATCAGGTCGGTGTTGATGGAAACGGATTTTTCCCTGGGCCGGATCGGCGCGTCGGCATTGGCCACCTGGCCGTCGGAAACGAAACCGGCAAGAGCATGGTCGATGCAGTTATAAGTTGAATCTCCGACGTTCCAATCGATCTCGTTCGCTTTCGATTTTGGACCGCGGACTGTGTCGACCGGCGTGAAGCGGTCCTTCTTGTCGTAGACGAAATACTTGTCCGATTTTTTGTCCACGGGGACAACTGGCATGACTTCGCCGGCGATGTACTTCGCATTCTTGTATTCAACCGCAAAATTGCTGAGCGGCTGGTCAATATGGATATCGGGCATTTGAGGCATTTTCTTTTCCTCCCTTATTTCTCGATTTTATTTATCTCCTCCTCGAGGGAGGCTATTGGTTAATCGTCTCCGGAGCCGCTGATGTAGCATGGACCGCAGATCTCCACCGGAATCAGGTCCCCGTCTTCCGTGGAAGCCGCGAGGGCCGTCGCGAAATAAAAGGCATCATCGCCGGAAACCTTGACGCCTTTGTATTCGCTGTTAGACCCGATAGGATCGCCGATGGCGATCGCCCCGACATTGCCGTTCACAACCATCAAAACGATGTCGCCGATCCTCGCCATCTCGCATTCGGCTCCCACTTCGGCAGCCGGCTTGTTCACGAGAACGCCGCATGCGTGAGCGGCCGCAGCTGAAGAATCGTAATAATCAATCTCGCCGCTGGTATTGAGCTTGACGGCATAATTCTGGTAATCAGACAGATCCCGCGCAGCGGGGGCGGGGAGTGGGTTAATGACTCGTTCGAAAAACATAATCCCGTACCTCCTTCATGGAAGATTTTTTATTTCTTGATGGACTTGCTGTTGTAAAGATCGGCCAGCTTCGGGTTCTCCTTCATGGCGATATCAAGCGCATCCCTGTAGGAGCACTTTTTATCAACCTTGATTTCCCTCGCCCTGGCGTCCAGCTTCTTACCGGCTTCATCGGCGTCTTTCGCAGTCTCGTCCGGAGCCTGCTTTCCGGTGTCGTCTCCGGGATCCGGATTTTTCACTTTCGACTTGTTGTCGGCTTCAAAATCCGCAGCTTTTTTAACCCGGAGATTCCGTTCCGCCTCGAGGACCTGCACCGCGGCCTCGGGGCCAGTGGTTTTGCCGTCATACTTCATGGTGTTAATCAGAACTTCGTGGCCGACTATGAGCTGGCCCTCGACATTCTGGATCCGTTTGCGCTCGGCATCGGCACCGGATGCAAAGCCTTCCTTTTTCCCTTTTTCCATTCCTTCCTGCAGACCTCTCTGAAAGGCCTGGGAATCGATCTGCGCATACAGTTCAGGGTATGCGGCCTTGAAAGTTTCAATCGTGAACTCCATTTTGCAACCTCCTCTCTGCGTTTTCCGCCCAGGCCGCCCTGGCCAGGAACGATGATTTTTCTTTCGACATCCTATTTTTCAAGTCGGCGATCGTGGAAACACCGTCCACAAGACCGACTTCTAAAGCCTGATGACCGAGAAATACGCGGCCATCCGCCCAGGGGATGGTCTCTTCTTTCCCGTCTTTGACCGGCTCTAGGGAAAGCGACCGGTGGGTACGAAAGGCGGCGATGTCCGACAGCATGACGCTATAGATGTAATCGACGTCATCCTGGATGGAGCGCCGGCCCGACTCGGAGAGCGGCGCATACTGGGATGCAATGCGCTTGTATCTGCCGGCCGTGATCTCGGACGTTTTGAAACCCAGCTTCTCTTCGTATTTGGAAACATCGAGATGACGGGCGACAACGCCGATGGAGCCGACCTGGGTCGTGTTTCCGGAGATATAAGAACGGTCCGCAGCGGCGCCGATCCAGTAGGCGGCGGAGGCCATCATGCCGTCAGTGAAGGCAACAATGGGTTTCCCTTTTCCTCGGGCCTTGAAGATCTCCTGTGAAATCTCCTGCGTTCCGTCCACGGCTCCGCCCGGCGAATCGATATAGAGCAGGATGGAATCGACTTTCGGATCCTGCAGGGCCTCCTTGATGTCTCGCTCGAGGAGCTGCGTGGATGTGCCTCCGGAGATCTGCATGAAGAAATTCATCCGCTTTGCGATGATACCTTCGACGTAAACCGTTGCGACCCCGTTTTCGACTTCGTAGGTCTTCACCTGGTTCTCAAGCTTTTTGCCGATGCGGGCTTCCACGGCAGCGATATCAATCTTCTCGCCGCGAAGATGGGTCATGTAGATTTCCTGGATCTCCACGAGCTTTTCCGGAACGATGGCCCAAGGTGACGTCACGATATCGAGGATCTTCACTCTTACTCCTCCATCAAGTTCTCGGGTTTGTCTTCATCCACGTTGGCCGGCTCATCCACCGCGGTAGCGGATTTTTGAGGACCCCAGGGGATCCCTGCGTCGTCCATCATCTTTTTCTCTTTTGCAACCTGTCGGATGTTGCGCTCAAAGTCGCCGCCAGTGAGCGCCGCCGTCTCTTGCGCTCGCGTGGTAAGGACCAAGTTTAGGCGTTTCTCGGCGGCGTTGATTTCCTTCTGGGGGTCGATCTGGCCGGGAGCGGGGCCTACCCACTCCGATCCGCAATAGGCCATGCGGATAAGCGGATCAGCAAAGAAGCCCGGCGCCGAGATACGGCCTATAGCGACGGCTTCGTATAGCCAGACCTCGTAAAGGATCTTGAGGAAGTTGTCGACCAGCCAGGAACGGCGGGTATTGAAATGTTTCCAGGCGTCGAGGAGTGCCGCCCGGGCGGCGCTGTAGGACGCGGTGTAGTGCTTGATGAGGACCTCGTAGGGAATCTCAAGGGCGATGCCGATCTGCCTGACAATGGCAAGAAAGAACGGATCGAATGAAGTGTTGGGGCGTTTCGGATCTGCGGTCTCAATCTCTTCTCCCTTAGCAAGCCCGATGATCACCCCGGGAGCGAGCTTGTAGTCCTTGTCGGTCGTGGAGCCTCCGGTCTCATCAGTCGGTTCCATTGGGATGCCAAATCCTTCACCTGCAGCGGTCTTGACGAAAACGGTAAAGCAGGCGGCGACGACGGCGGCCATCAGTTCGGCCTCGGTGTATTTGTCAAGCTGCTTCAGCGGTTCGATGACCGGGGCCAGGCGGGGAACGCCCCGGGTCTGGCCAGGTCGCAGCACATCATAAAGGTGGATGACGTTGCGCAAGCCCGTCTTCTCTCCGAAGGCGGGGATCTTCGTCCAGGTCCAGGACCTCCTGTTCGAATAAAGGTAATTCCCGGGATGCTGGTTGAGGATGTGGTACATTTTCGGGGCGCCGTTTTCGTCCTTCTCGACACCGTAGATGAGTTCTTCTGTATTCGGCTTATTGCCCTCGTTGCAGACACGGTCCGCTTCGATGACCTGAAGTTTCAAGCTGTAAGGCATATCTACCCTTTTGATCCGAGGCAGATTAATGAAGACATCGCCGTTTTCAAAGGCCTGGCGGAAAACAAGAGCCTCGATGCCGTAACCGTTCAGAGTACGCGAGACATCGATCTCTTTCGATTCGAAGAAAAGCCGCCATTCCCGTTCGGTCTTTGATTCCCAGGCGTCGGCATCCTCATCGGACATATTGATAATATCGCGGTCGATTCGCGACTGAAGACGTAAGCCGGTACCGACGACGTTCGTCGTTTCGGTATTCAGGGCTCCGGTGGCGATCGGTGCATTGCGGACGAGATCGCGGCTGCGGGCCCGGAGCATTGGGAGGTCGTAGACGATATCGGTATCGGCGTCCTGGGCGGTCGGATTCCACCGGGCAGTCTGCCGGCGGGAAGTGGATGCGCCGAGATAAGAATTGGCGACGGCCATCATTGCACGGGAACGAAGTCTCACCATTCCCTTCGCGGGATTGAAATAGTTAACAACCCGGTCAACAATGTTCTGCCGGATCGTTTTGCCTGCGATGGTGATGGTATTATTGTCAGGCAATCGTGGCTCCCCTTACGCTTATGCCGCCCCTCGTGAGGCTTTTGACCTTTGCGTCCCAGAATTCGATATTGTCGCGGATTTCTTTGGCGTCGGCCCGGGTGAGGCGCCGACCGCTGGCAGTGGTATATTCCTGACTGGTAGCGACGGCAGTGTCGGCGTTCATCCATTCGGTGAGCTTCGCTTCAGCCTGGGCGAGTGTGATTCCCGCCATATTATGTCCCCATTATCGGTTTAATTTCTGCCGGGCCGGCCGCGCAGCAATAAACGACCGGCCCTGAACAGGAGGTATGTCTATAAGCGAGCAAACGATAGCATGGAGTTTTTTGTTAAAAGGATGGTTCGCGAGATATTTAGGGGTATTTGAGGGGTATTTGAGGGGTTATTTAGGGGTATTTGGGGGGTTATTTTTCTTGACAGGTTTTCAACCTTCAATTGAATCGACGTTTTTCGCCATTGTCACGTAGGTATATTTCTTGAACCAGTCTTCGATATTATCAACGTGGGCAAGCCAGCGGTTGTCTTCATAACGGGCTGGAAGACCTTTCTTTATAAACTTGCGCAGCATATAATCAGTGCAAGGCTCACCGCTAATGTAGGCGATGTAATCCATAATTGCCTGCTTGCTCGAGAGGACCCTAATATGTTCCTTGCCTTCTGTCATCAACAGGCCTCCAGAACACGCCCAGCCAGGCAAAGTAGATAGCAGACAGCGATAAAAACCAGTATCGCACGGAAAAGGATCTGTCCTATATTCATAGATCGACTCCTTGGCTGATGACGCGGCGCTTTGAATGCGCTGTAGTTTTCGGGTCACGTTGACTCTGGCGCTTCAGATGTTCCGCCAGGAGCCGCAGGCCTCCGCCTGGGAATTCCATCTCGGCGCAGGCGGCGCATAGGATCTCGGCATCTAGGAGATGGTTCGGGCGTTGGTGGACATTGACCCATTCCTCACGACCCTTTTCGTCGAGTTGTTTCTGCTCGGCGAGGATCTGGGCGACGTAATCGTCGGCGATGCCGGCATGAAGGAAGGCAGCTCCCGGAAGGTTTCTGGTATCTGGATTGGCGGCCAGAGCAAGCCGGTAGTGAAATTGGTCCTTCGCCTTGTCTGTATCAACGGAAAGGATCCGCAGGGCCCCGGGCAGTTTCTTGCCGGCGGGTGTGGACATGATGGCAGGGCCTAGGCTGAGCATGCCGGGCAAGGCGGTGCTCGACCCTTTTGTTCCCCAGACTTTCGCTCCGCCGCGGCCGCGGTTCTTGAGCAACCAGAAATATGTCTCTTCCGTCATGGTCATGTCTTCGTACTTCTTTCCGCCGCCAGTATCCACAGCGGCCCGGAAGATGTGCATGGTTCGGCCGGTATCGGCGATGGGATAAGCGGTTTCGAAGAGCAGTTTTTCAACGTCCTCCCATAAGGCGAGAAAGCCATAATGAACGAGCCATGATGTGAGAAGCGGCGCGAAGGCCCGCACGACAAACCAAAAGCCGTGTTTTTGGACGTCTAAGCCGCAGAGGAGGGCGATCGCCTCTTCCGGGACAGTCTGCGCCGGCAGCGGGCAACAGGCGGCAAGGATCTGTGATTTCTCCCTGGAGATGACGGTCAGTTTCCACGGCTCGGCCAGGTGCTTGTTGTGAAAGTCTTTGAATTTATTTATATCAGTGAGACCCCTAAGAAAAGCAGCTGCGACACCGGCGAGAGAGACGAAGGGCGATATCCAGGACGGGATATGAAAGCCGATTTTCACCGGGCGGCGCTGTTTAAGATAATCTGAAAGTTCCAGCCCCATCACCGCGGGCTCGTCTTTCCTTCGTTCATGCCACTGGCCGCGCTTGACAGCGGCGTCACGGTCATAATCATTCCACTCGGCGAGGCAGTTCGGGCATTCATACCAGGCGAGTTTCTCGGCTTCGATGGTCTCCGGATCCTCGGAGTGAAATTTCCCGTCGGGCCCCGGCTCGGTTTTATGTGCCCACTTGATCTGTCCGAAGATCATTTTGTGATGGTGGCTGCATGCCGGGCAGGTGACCCAGAAATCGAAAATGACCTGTGCCTCGGTATTGAGCGCCTTCCAGATATTGCCCGACTCCACTGTCGGTGTCGATATCTTCCATATCTTGCGGTTGTGTCGGTAGGTGATCGTCCGTGCCTCGCCGAGCGAGATCGGATCCGTCTCGCGCTTGCCTGCAGTATCGACGTATTTATCAATTTCATCAAAAACAGCATAGCGAATGGGCTTGTTCGCAAGGCGAGCGGCGGACCTGGCCCAGGCAATGTATATGGGCATGTGCTGGAGGCTGATGCGGAGGATCGAACTATCATCGTCAAGACCAGTCATATACGAGCGCAGGCGGCGGCTATTCATGATCATTGGCCGGATACGGTCCTGCATGTTCTCGCGGCCGGTCAGTTCATCCGGATAAATAGCTAACACTGAGCCTGGGTCCCGATCAATCGCATAACCGATGCAGTTAAGGACAGCCTCCGTGCCGCCGACCTGGGGCGCCTTGCAGACGATGACGGTCTGCACCGATGGGAAAAACGAGGCATCCATGATGCCGGCAAGATATGGTGTAACGTCATTCTTCCATTTGCCGGGCAGGACAGACATCGTGACGTGGCGGTATCGCTCCGCCCAGCGCGAGACGGGTATCTTCTTATGCTTGCGGAAAATCTTCCGCTCCGGCTCGGACAGACGAATCGTGTGTCTGATCTCGCCCGGGATCTGTAGCAGTGACGGCGGCAGCCAGGGCGTCGAGCGGGGAATGTGGATGGTTTGAAGCGTCAAGGCGTTTCTCCGTCTATCGCGTTTGTTTCCGTTTCCGGCTCTTCGTCGGCGTCGATAATGACCTGATATTCCCGGGTCGAGGCATAACTGTTAATGTGCTCATCCAGATCACGGTTCATCAGATTGATGAGTTCGCCGACCTTTTTCGTGTCGCCTGAAACGGTCCGGATCCAATCGGCGGCTCGGGATTGGATCCAGTGCTTCAGACCCGCGTCGAGGATCCCCGCCCGGGCGGCAAGTTCGATATCCATCTGCTCGCGCAAGATGTATTTTTCTTCATCCTTGGCGTAGGCAAACGCTTTCCGCTGATGCTCGAGTTCAAGGTTTTTAAGTTCCTGTTCCAGCTTTTTGCGCTGGAGCTCATCCATCTTCTCGCTGAACCGCTTTCCTGTAGATTTCTGTTTGAGCCAGGTCTTTGCGTATTTGTCGACATCCCTCTGCGGGTATGTCCCGTCGGCCTGTGGAAGAAGTTTTCCCTGCTCCTTATGCCGGTAAAGGCTGGTCTTCGTCACCTTCCAGTTGACGACGAGATAATCCAGCACATCAGCGATGGTCTTAAGTCGCACATCCTCGGTTATGGTCTGGGTGGCTTCAGTCATTCTTTCGCTTTTTCCCAACACATAATGTTTTGCCCATCGATCTCTTCGGAGGGATGGTTCATGATGTAATCCATCACTTCCGGTGATCTGAAGATGAGGTCTCCGATCCGTCCGCCGACGTATTTGCCATGTCGCAAGGCGGTAAAGCGGTCCTTCGTGTTGATAATTTTGACGCCAGGGTTTTTCAAAAGCAGATCGCGCAGTTCAAGGACCAGGGGCGGGACCGGTTTCGTGGGGATCGTTTCATCACGCAGCCCTTTCGTCTTAAGTTTTTCTAAAAATGCCTCAGCTTTTTGCGGAATTGTTTCACCCTTCGGCTTTATCGTCTCCATTGTCAGCACCGGCGGCAGACCTGTTTGTATCCACTGGTCAAGGTCTATCCCCATGCCGTAAGCCTCTCCAGGGTCCTTGCCCTGGGGAACCGGCCAGCGGTCGCAGCGGTCAAATTGTGCTTTCCACCAGGCGAGCGCCTTCCTGCCGGCGTCGTCATAGTCGAGCGAGATAAGGATCTGAAGGGCCTCTTTAAGGACCTCATACGCTTCGGCGTCCGGCTTCGCGTGGCTGGAGCCCAAGCCCACGGCGCCGGCTGTCAGGTTGTTGGCGACGACGGCGATGGCATCGAGCTCAGATTCAACGACGACGAAGGCCCGGCGAGTACGCTCGAGGATCATTGTGGACATGGACGATCCTGGGATGACGTAGTAGCGCGGCTCGCCTTCCGGGCGGCGGATCCGGATGCGGTAGACGACGCCGTCGATGACGTTGGGGATGACGAGGCCTCGCGGGATCCAGAGGGCCTTAATCTTTCCGTCGTCTTTTTTAAATTCCGGCAGGCCCCAGGAGCCACGGTTGCGATAAATGTCATTTCCGTCTTCACCTGGATTCCAGCCCAGGTAATAATCCGCGGCGGTCTCGGCGCTGATGCCGCGGCGGTCGAGCCAGCTGAGGACCTCGGTGTTTTTCGTGAGGTTGCCCCGGGCCCAGGCGATAAACTTCTGCGCCTTCTCTTGCCAGAGATCAGCGGGCGGAATGTGTTGGCTCGGCGAGAAATCCGGCTTTTCTTTATGCGATGCCGATGCGCCCCGGTATCCCGAGCGGTCCGGAAGCGTGATATTCAAACTGGCGCAGGCCTCTTTGAAGGTGAGGCCGTCAAAATCGATGAGGAATTGGATATTATCGCCGGCCTTCTCGCAGACCCTACACCAATAGCTGCCCTTGCCATCGTGCTGGTACGGCCAAACATGGAAGCGGTTAGTTCCTTCTCCGCAGCCCGGGCAGGGGCCCTGCCACTCGCCGCCCTTAGTCGACGAGACCTTCCGGAGCTTTACTTTTTTTAAGGCCAGGTCAAGGGTGTTCACAAACCCTCCCCGCTTCTTCTTTTTTATATCTATTTATTTTCATTACTGTTATTAAAAACTACCTTTAAATACTCCACCCTACGGGGATAGTTGGAGAGTTTTTGTATGGTTATTCTTAGCTTAAAAAAATCAAAAAATGCATAGCGGAAAGAATGTCGAAAAACCCTCCAACCATCCCCACTATTAAATTTTCTAGCCAACTATCGACGTGAATCACCGAATGATTATAGATCGTTGACGCTGTTCGGGTCGTGTCTCCCAACCCTCCCCGTTTCGGGGATAGTTGGGGAGGGTTGGGAAGGTTGGAGGGTTTGTTAATTGTTTTTATCTTTTTTTGATTTATCATTATAAAATCCATAAACATATCTTTTAACCCTCCAAGCCTCCCTGTTTCAGCATGACGCCGTGATAAACAACGCGCCCCTCGGCCTTAGTCTTCTCAAACTTGCGGCCGAAGAGCTTACCGAACCAGGTGGGGCTAGGGACGTCTCCGTCCCGATCTATATTCTCTTTGTACCAGCTCTTGAAGCGGTCATAGAGGACCGACGAGCTTTCCTTTGCGGCCGGGCCCCGGGCGCAGCATTCATCAACAAAGTCGGCGAGGATATCCTCGTTACGCTGGTATTTCTTGCCCTCGGCGATGACTTCTTCCGGAGGATTGAGGCCTCCTCGCTGCCATTCAAGGCAACCGCGGAGGAGCCAGGCAAGGATCCCGGGGTATTCGGGAGTGAGCTGGCGATCGAGGTCCAGAATGGCGCGGCGCTCGTGGGTCTCCTGGGGATCCCGGTTGACGAAGCTGATGGTGTGTGGAATGACGTGGAGCCGCTCCCAAAACGCTTTATCGTCGGCGGGGGCCCTGGGGAGCAGGTTTGTCTCCAGGAAGACGGTGTGTGTCGGCGGAAAGCGGGTCTCGTACTTATCGTTGGGACGGCGGCCGACGAGTTCGACCTTGCCGGTATACCACTTTATCTTCGAGGCGCTGAAGCGCTGGCCCTCATCGATCTCGCTGGCGAACGCCATCCGGAGGCCCTTCAGGCTCATAACGTCGGGCGAGGGACCGGAGGCGCTTTTTGTAAATCTGGATGATAGAAGCATCTCGGCCTGGATGGAGCCAGCCATATCGCCCATGATGTGGCTGATGGTTTCGGTGATCAGGCTGCGGCCGTTCCAGCCGATCCGGC